ATCAATGCGGGAGGCTTTGCAGTGTCCCAGGACTATGGCCAGACATGGGCGGCGGGCATCGATGCTCAGGGAAATGCGGTCTTTAATTCGTTAGCAGCGAACATTGTCAGAGCGATGGAGATATACGGATCTTATATCGAGGGAGCCACGATCAAAGGCTCCAGAATCGTCAGTGCAAACGGCGATTATGATCTGACAATCTGGGCGGCAGTATTAACACAGACATACACCAATTACATCAGATCATGCCTTTTCGAAACTGCAAATACAGGCAACCTTGTGCTAATGAGCGGAAGCAGTACGGACGCAAACACGAATCCGACAGACGGCAATGCCATGAGGCTATCACCGAACATGATCCGTTTCTACCACAACGCAGACACGGACACATCCGCATATATGACGCTAGACGCTAACGGGGTGCTGACAATCGTCGGCGGATCAACCACGCAAAACAACCGCGTCATGATCTCGCTGAGTCCTACAACAGGCCTCGGGATCTACATCAACGGCGTAGGCTATAACGGCCTCGGTTTTGTAAGTGACGGGAACGGGCACATGGTGCTCGGCAAATAATGGGAGGACAAACCATGATAACAAGAGAATTTAAGCTTTACCTCAATGCAGGGGGCGGAGTCGCACCGGTCATCAATGCGAACCAGTTCGACCAGGACGAAGAGTGGATCTTCACGCTTCTCCAGAGCGACGGGACTGTGTACACACCGAGCACCGGGGCGATCATCGGCCTCAAACAGGACGGCACGACGATCCTCAATGCCGGAACGGTCAACGAGGACGGACAGGTCGTCATCACCGAGACGGAACAGATGACGGCGGTGCCTGGATCGAACCTTTTCGAGATCTTGATCGATGGCAACACGCACGGAACGGCGAACTTTGTCGTGTTCGTGGAACGCAGACCGGGCGACATTGACAACCCGTCAGCGTCCGATATTTCACTGTTCCAGGAAGCAATCAGCGCAGCAGGAAACGTCACGCAGTTCCAGGCAGACATAAGCGCACTGCAGAGCGGACTTTCACAGGAGACACAAACAAGACAGGCTCAAGACACAAGCCTGGCATCACAGATTGCACAGGAAGCAAGCACAAGATCTCAACAGGATGCAGTCCTGCAGGCTGAGATCGATCAGATCATCGCACCGAGCGGAGAGGCTCCGTCTGCTGCAGAAGTCCAGAACGCGCGCATCGGTGTAGATGGCACGACATACGACACGCTCGGCAATGCGATCCGCGGACAAGTTTCTGATTTAAAGAACGCTTTAATTAGCAATGTATCCAAAAAAATAAAAGTTGAACAGGGATATTGGGCTATTGCAGATGGCACAGCTACCAATTCAAACAATTGGTGTAGGACATCAAACTTTGCCGATAAAGAAGCTGTTTTTGTCACAACAAATATACAGATGTATATTTTGGCGTTTGATGCAGTATCTGGTGCATATGTCGGTACATGGAATGGCACAGAGTTTTCGACTACTTATAATGTGAATAGTTTTGTAAAAGAAATAGTATTCAAGGAATGGCTGGACAAATACCCTAATTATTCGTTCAAAGTTGATTTTAGAAAAAACGGAGAAAGCTTTACTCCGACCGATGTTCTGGGCGATTTGCAGATAATTGATTACAATTTTAGTGAAATAGATTTTGTTGAATCTGCAATACTGGAATCAGATGCAACAGGAGAATGCAGATTAAACCCGTATAGCTTTACTCGTGGAACATTGACTAATGGCATATTGTACCCATCATACAAATATCGTGTTTCAACCAAAACAATTCAGTCGTTTGATTATGATTTAACAGTTGTTGCAAAAAGTGGATTCAGGTTTTCCGTATTCCGATTTTCTGATGGGACATATTCTACGGAAACAGGTTGGAAAACGAAATATGTAATCCCTGCGAATCAAGAATTCAAAATTCTTATAGCAAGGCAAACTGATGACACCAGCGAAACAGCTAATATATATGAATTTGTTAAAGGTATATATGTTGAATCGCTGTCAAAATTTATTGATGACGCAGGTTTTGAAACAGCTTTAAGTGGGATATGCAAACTAAATCCTATTCATTTTACAAATGGTACATTGACACAAGGTGATTTATTACCGTCATATAAATATCGTGTTTCAATGATAGAAATAAAATCCTATCCTTATGATGTGAATATTATTGCAAAAACAGGGTTTAGACTTTCTATAAACCTTTATACAAACGGAACGTATACAGGATATGCTGGGTGGACAACAAATTATACTATTAGCAAAAATCAGCAGTTCCGCATTATGATTGCCAGAACTACAGATAATACAACCGAAATTGCTGATATAAACGAATTTGTTGGTAACGTTTATATTAAATCCTTATCTCTCAAAAAAGAAGAATCTTTTGAAACTAACGGAAATTTTGGAAATGCTCTGACAAGTAACAATCGTTATATCTATCACTTTGGTATGGAATATGTAACGGAAAGAACCGAAACTCCACCTACAATTCCTGCACAGAGCATTTATGATGTAAGGAATGCGAAAAATCTCGGATTCTGGTGCATTGAATGTAATGTTCACAAAACGTCAGATGGGAAATATGTTGTCACGCATGGAGTTCAGGGAAAACTAGGACATGATTTTGATGATCTCAATGGAAATGATGCAGGTGAGCAGAATGTAATTATATCGCAAAACACTCTGAGTGACCTTCAAGCCAATTATAGATATCGAAGTAGCAATCCTGCTTACAGAGTACCTATTACAACACTTGAAGATTTTCTTGCTGAATGTTCCCGTGTCAATATTAACGTTATGCAGATGTACAATGATACTACATCTATGAATATCGGTATAAATATCATGGGTGGTCATCGAATTTGGTTTTACAGCGCACCAAGGAGCGTATACTCAGGGGCAATTACAAATTGGCGTAAATTGACCACAAAAGCGGAGATTATTGCCGATTGTGAATCATACGGTTTGCCTTATGTTTACTCAATGGGAAATCCAGAAGCTTTTAGTGATTCAGAGTTGAAGGATATTGCAGAAACACTTCATAGCATGGGATATCAGCTAATGACAGCATATCAAACGAACAACACTATGAACAAACTTGCATCATTTGGTTGGGATTACTTTATTCTTGGAAACAACAGTTTTCGCGAACCTGTAATTATTAACGGTAAACGGATTAATTTCAATCAAGATGGTTCAGTAACATGGACAACAATTGAGCCTTAAAGGACACTTTAAATCACAATTATGAAAGAAGAAGAAAACACAAAATCATTAACCCGGGAGGAGCTGATCGAGCTCCTCTTGGAGTTTTTTGAAAGGTGGTGACAATCATGGATAGACTTACTTTCGGCATGCGAGTGCTGAACATAACCCAGAGCGGAACGATGCTAGACGGAAAGACGAACCTCAGCCATCCGAACATGGCGCTCGATCTAGCAGGCTCAAACAGCGGAATCGATCCGTACTTGAACCTTGAGGCGGATACATGCTTTTATTGCTCCGGGGCTTTCGGCACTGTCAGCACGGGAAACACGAGATTTTTTGTCACCTGTGACGAGATGGGAAGACAGAAAAAGGTGCTCTGTGCCGACGGTGTGGAGCGTGTCGTCACTATCGCTCTTACTCATTCCGGGAAAAGTTTCGCACTGTATCACATCTATAAGCCGAACGAGGTCATGTACCAGGAAGGAACGGCAGGATATGCGACAGGCAACCACATCCATCTCGAAGTCGCTGCAGGTGCCCAGAAAACCAAATACAAAGACACGAGGCTCGGGGTGTGGAGGATGCCGAACGAGATGGATCCGAGAAAAGCCTTCTTTATCGACGACAGCGTGACCACGGTCAAATCGACACACGGTCTCACGTTTAAGCACTGCAACGGCTCAAGAGTGGAGGAAAATGAAATGATTTATTTCAGACCAGTGAAGGATAATGTCAGGCTCAGATCGGCACCAGTGAACGGAACGGTGCTGACATACATCTGGACGGGCAACCGTGCCCAGGTACTGGATTTTACCGGGCGGATCGAGTCCGACGGATACGAGTGGGCAAGAGTACGCTACGGCAAGTTTACCGGATACGTTCAGTTGGATTTAAAAATGTACGTATTAGAGAAATGAGGTTTTAATTATGAAAATCAATGACAAGACATATGAGATCCTCAAGTGGATCTGTCTGATCTGCCTGCCTGCTGTGGCTTGGTTTTACGGTGCCATGGCTGAAACGTGGTCGCTTCCGTATGGCGACCAGATCGTGACCACACTGAATGCGGTCGGCACTCTGATCGGGATTCTGATCGGTGTCAGTACGTACAATTACAGGAAGGAAGATCAGCAATGACATCAGACGCTACAATATCGGTGGCTCTGATCATCTCCCTGATCTCAATCGCCTGTACTCTGTACAACACTTTTTCCGGATCAAAAAAGAGCCAGAAAGGCGAGATGGAAGCCGAGATCGAACGCAGAGCTTCCATCAAAGAGGAATTTGTCAAAGTCAATCTGAAACTCGATACTTTCTGCAGACAGATGGAAGAGCTGATTCGGAAACTGGACAAGACCGACGAGCGTCTTGACGACCACGAAAAAAGGATCACAAATTTAGAAAGCAAATGAGACCTCGAAAGAGGTCTTTTTTTATTTTTTGTATAAAATAATGTATAAAAAATGTAATTTTATAAAGATATATATTAACATTCGAGTCCCTTCGGGCACGCTTAATCTGAGTCGATTTTGCGTAAAAATATAACAAAATTGACTCTTTTTTTACATATTTTATAACTTTTATGAGCATATGTTAGCATACATTAGCACCGATTTCTCAAATTTGTATAAAATTTTGTATAAAAAAATCGACCAGATAATCGTATTGGGACAACTATCTGGTCTTCAACATGTGCAAATTTATTTTAACTTAGTTTTCTGTTCTGAACAAGGGCATTTCTCTCCTGCTGGTCATCGTTGACATAATACAGAGTCATGGATTCGGATTTATGTCCCATCAATCTCTGAGCGGACTTCTTATTTGTAGCCGTGTTATAGACATCGGTGGCGAACAGGTGTCGGCACATGTACAGGGTGACTCTCGGAAGGCTGCGCTTCTTCCGCATGTGAAGCAGAGTGGTGTCCAGATCGGCGACCTCATAGGGAAGACCATCTGCATCCGGAAAAAGAAGATCTTGTTTTGCGTCCTCGCATTTTTCTTTGAGAAGCGAAAGAATCTCTTTGGCAATAGGAATCTCACGCATGGATCCATCCGTTTTGGTGCTGATCAGCTGTCTTGTGTGGTTTCTGGTCGATCCCACGGACTGATAGACATTGATCGTCTCGGTGGTAAAGTCAATCTCGGATTTAGCCAGGGCAAGAGCCTCCTGTGGTCGCAATCCCTCATAGAACATAATCAGGATGATATCGTGGATGTCCTGAGCTCTCTGCCTGGACTGATCGGTGTCGCCATATGTCTTCAAGTTGTCCAGTGTGATGATCACATCATCGTAAGTACATGCCATCTGTCTCGGCTTTGTTGGCACTTTGGATCTTGGCATCTTGATGGCAATCGTCCGATCAATAACCGGTATCTCTTTGATCATCGCTGTTTGAAAGATCTGATGCCATACGGTTTTGCATCGTGATACCGAATCCTGAGAATGCGTCTCGGCAAACGTGTTCATGTTTAATATGACATCTTCTGTCGTGACTTTTGTCACACTTTTGAATTTCAGATCTTCCGTCATCATGGCATCGTAGATAATCCGGTGCCACTCTTTTGTCTTGGCTGAGAGATTAAAAAAATCCAGTGATGCATTGAAGCAGTCATCGACCGTCATTGCATAGTATTCGAATGATTCCCTTTCGATTTCCTCGAGCGCCTTGTCTCGGGCTTTTTTAGCCTGTTTCAGGGCGGTTTTTTTATCGCCGTAGAATTTAACGTAGAACTGACCACATGAGCGTGTGGCTCGTTTTCCGGCCTTTGTCGTGTACGATACGGTGACTTGGTAATATGTTCCGTGCTTTTTGGATGTTAACTCGGTAATATATTTTTCTTTCATGATGTGGATTCCTTCTCTTGCTTAGCAAGCAGTGTTTCCGCCATCATCTCCAGTACCTGCTTGTTGTACTCGTTTAATCTGGCATAAGTCTGATCCAGATTTGATGATTGGTGTTCTGCGACGATTCCTTCTCCGGAAAGAATGTCATCGTAAAGCAAACTGATCTGGATGTCATCGACACGCTTCATCAGCTCGTGGAGAGTAATGCCCATCCCTGTCGCAATCTGCTTTAACAGTTTGAACGAAGGGGTGGCGATCTGCTCGTTTTCAAGTCGGTTGATATATTGGTGTGAACAATTACATTTTTCTGCAAACGCTCTGATCGATAGACGATTAGCCTTTCGGTACTGTTTAATGTACTCTGATAATTTCATATTCCCCATCCTCTTTTCATCTTTTAATATATAAGAAAACACTGTTCAAGTCAAATTAAATAGACAAAATACAAATTATGGTTGACACCGTAAAATGTGGCTATTAAAATAGACAGTGCAAGGAGGTTAGCATGGCAATCAAAATCAAGAACCGAAGGCTCCTAAAGGGGCTGACTCAACAGGAACTGGCTGATATTTGCGGATGTTCCAGGCAATATATCAATCAGATCGAGGTTGATGGCGAAACAAACGTGTCTTCTAAGCTATTAGTCAAACTGGCTGAAGCACTCGACTGCACAATGGACGATATTTTTTTTAAGGATATTGGCTATTCTGATGGGCAAGTTGAAATTATTGACTATTCAAGAAGTGATGGCTGAGTTGCAGGTTTCGAGACACTACATCGAATGGATCAGAGATTACAAATTACTAAAGATGTGGAAAGTGGGCAAGTTCTGGCGGACAACTTACGAGGACATCTCTGATTTCATCGAACTGACTCGTGGGTATGATTTATCCGGAAAGGGTGACATCATAAACTTCGCCATCACTCACAAATTAATTTAAGATCTGGCTTCCTTAGTCATCGTTCAAGAATCGGCACCGTGTGCGCAATACGCCATTGGGAAATCATTTTTTATTCATATTGTAGATTTTTTGGACATAGATTTTAAGCCGAGAATTTAGGCATTCCGTCCCTGGCACTCCCTCCTAAAAAAATTAAATGCCAGGCTTCTGCGGTGCCGGTTCCTGTGCGGTGACTGAGGAAAAAAAAGATGCGCCACCATTGACCAACAGGCACATCTTTCGCGTGATTGGCGCTTATTAAAAAATAAGCGTCTCCATTATACCAGAAAGAGAGGATAAACGAAAATGGAGAAAGTATTTAGAAAAATTAAGGCTATCGATTGGGGCTTTGTGCTCCTGTGCGCAATGTGGGCAGGCATGGGGATCTATCTCTGGCTCAAGTTCTGGAGGTTCATCTGATGTTCAAACAGCCATCATACGTTGCCACAAGATGCAACAAGGAACTTCTCAGGGGAGAGTACAGAGGATTTGAATATCGCATCATGGATTTGGGAACACATCCTACGGCATATGTGAAAATTCCTAGGAATCATCCGTATTACAAAAAAGACTGGTCGAATGCCAGCATCGACATCGAAGTGCATGGCGGTCTTACCTATAGCAGAAACTATCTGACATGCGAAGCAGACCATCTGAGCGGTTGGTGGATCGGTTGGGATTACGCACACTATGGTGACCATCTTGGTTGGGAAAATTACAACGGCAAGAGATGGACAACAGAGGAAATCTTAAAAGATGTGACACATGTCATAGATCAGTGTGTGGAGGTGATCAAATGAGCACGATCATCATGGTCAAGGAAGACGGAGAGGAGTTCGCATCGATATGGTAACGACAATATTATCGGCCTCGGTGCTGATCGTCAGCATGACCGTCTGCTGTATCGCATATAACAGCTACAGGCACGAGAAGGCGCTCCAACACGTCACGGACATCCTCGAAAGAATGACATCGTGGGACGAGAACCTCAACGAGAGACAGCTAATGCTCAGCCAGAAGATCGCAGACATGGGCACCCGCGTCTCGTATCTGGAGGGCAAGGTGATGGACATGGAGAAAGAGATCAAGAAGATGAAAGACACTGCGGTGATACTGGAGGCAGATCATGAACGAAATTAACACCGATGCGCTCGCCGAGGCGCACTATGCAAAGTACGATCCGGCATACCAGACGGAAGAAGATTTGGAAATGGAAAAAGAAAAGATCGAGTCCAGAGCTTTACAGGTACTTGAGATCACGGTAAAGAACGTGCTGAAAGTTCTGGACAATGACGAATTGCATGCACTTGCAGAGAATCGTGAGGAGATCTGCGAGTGGTTGGATGAATTATTAGGAGAGTACGAATGACTGAAAATAATGAATTAATTCCGATTGAGAATTATTACAATCTGGCATCGGCCATTGTTGAAGTCGCATGTGCTGATTATGTTGATGCTAAAATCATTGCTCTTTATGGATATCTGTCGTTGAAGAAATACAGAAAGCAATTATACAAAGCTGTGATTTCTTACGGGGGGGGGAGATACATTCGTAAAATTGAGAACAAGATCATCAGACAGCAGGAAGCAATTAATATCCGAAAATGTAAAAACATTATGGACATGTTAGATCTGAAAAAAAGAAAAGAAGAAGGACAGTATGAAGCAAAAAGAATCGAAAAGTTTTTTCTTTCTGATTACTTTGATGTTTTAATGCCAAACACAGACGGACGTGCGCTTCTTTTGCTTTTGAACAGGAGAGCAAAGGCAAGAAAGCCGCTTAAATCAAAATACATAAATTAGAAAGGGAACGAATGAGCAATTTATACGAATTAACAGGACAATACCTGCAATTACAGGCCTTGCTGGAAGCAGGGGATGAAGAATATCCGGTCGATCTGTTAACGATCGGAGACGAACTGGATCACAAAATCGAAAATTATGGATTTATCATCCGCAACTTTGAATCCGAGTCTGATGCTCTGGATGCTGAGATCAAACGGCTCCAGGATCGCAAGAAGACCACCGACAAGGCAATCGACCGTATGAAGGATATGGTCATGCAGACGATGAAAGCGACAGACAAGACAAAGATAACCACACCACACTTCAAATTTACAGTTGCACGAACAGGCGGAAAAACTCCGGTGGTGATCAATGGCGATGTACCGCATGAGTGGTGCAAGGTTAAATATGAACCGGACAAAGACAAGATCCGCAAAGCAATCGAGGAAGATGGCGAAGTCTTGGACTTTGCCGAGCTAGGAGAAAGGACTGAATATCTCAGAATGAAATAATATGGCAATACTGGTAATGATTTTAGGCGAAAGCGGAACAGGCAAATCTGCATCACTCCGCAACTTTAAAAAAGAAGATCTTGCAGTGGTTAACGTGATCGGCAAGCCATTGCCGTTCAGATCCAAAGGATTTGAGACCATCAATTCCGATGATTACACCAAGATCCGCAATTTTCTCAAGAAGACA